GGCTTCATTGACGGCCACCATTTGCGCATATAGCAATAACTGCAGTTATGTGGGCACACTCCCTTGATTATGTTTTTTGTATGGGTAACAAATCCATACATGTTTCCGTTGGCCTTATTTAACGGCATTATTTTTCCCCCTTGCCCATGTCGGGCGCATCCTTAAACTAGTTTCCCAGGCTTTGCCCTCAAATCTGGATTTGTCAGGGCAGATAAAATCTGACGGACCCTGACAACCCTGATATCCACATTCTCTGTCTATCCATTCGTCGTTAACTTGATCAAGATTATCAGATTCCCAAAATCTGATACCACCATCAGCATCAACAGTGCTGCACACTGCATCAGGCGGCGCAAAATCCCACTCTGTGCCGACCGGGTAATAATGATCAAAGTAAAAATAAGTTGCACACTGCATCTGGTAAAACTCTGGCTTTCCTCTTTTATACCCAAAAAAATGCCAAACCTCTTTTTGGTCTTCGCCCTCCCAGTCACCCCATACCCAACAGGGAGCGTCTGGTGTCAAATATGGATCAATCATCAATTACCTCCTGTTCGTAAGTCCTGGCGCACCGAAACCCTGCGCCGTTGAGCCGGCCGCCTGGGCCGTCGTCGAGCCGGCACGCGCAGCGGCAGCTAACGTGAAGGCTACACCACGCCCCGCCGCGTATAACATAACTTGTCGAAGTCTTTCTATATTTGCTAATAGCCCACTCCCATACATTCCCGGCCATGTCAAAAATTCTGTCACTTCTTTCTTCATCCACCGGTGTACTTCCAGCCTGATAAATATCTACTACCGTGGTTTTACCGATTTTCCACTCTGCATTACATTTACTACTATCCCACTCATTTCCCCAAGGGTACATCGTCTGCTGCTTCCCCCCTGCTGCAAATTGCCATTCTGCTTCTGTTAATAGTCTGTAAATATGTCCATCATTCCGGCTGATTGTAAGCCACTGGACAAAGGCCTCCGCCTCATACAAGCTGACTCCCACCACCGGTGTATTGGGACAGTTCCATCGCCGGTCATGCCTTAATGGAGGTTCACTGATCTTCTTATCAGTCCGCCAGCGCCAACCCTCTTCCGTCCAGTACTGCGGATTATTATATCCACAGCCTGCCATAAACTCACTGTACCAGCTGTTGGTTACCGGGTACTTACCAATTTCAAAATCTGCCAGATCAACAGCGCCCAGCCATTTAACATTATCCGGATTATCCAGTTTGTATTTCCCGCCTTTAATCTTCACAAAATCTTTCATACTCACTCCTTCCATTTCAAATTACCCCTTTTTCTGCAAGATAATTCATTTCGCAACAGTCATTACAAAAAAATTTATAATTTAGTGCTTTTTTTAGTTCTTCGAAATCTGCAAGAGGATATCTTTTTTTACACCATTCGTCTTCGCAAGAGAAACAATCGTGATATTCTCCGTCCGAGTCAGTATCAAATAATTCCCTGCAATTATCACAAGGCTCAATCGTGTCTTTAACCACCCGGAAATGTGTTTGCAGGATGTAAATTATTGTAAACGCTTTTTTTTGGTTGAGCTTCGGAATATTTTTTAATTCATATCCATCAGGCATGAATTTTCCCTGAAGAAACTCATACAATTCTTTAGCCTGTTCAAGATTTAATTCTTTGATATCCATTATTTACTCCTTTCAAAATTAGCGGCTGCAGTCACCGAAAGCAACCGCCTTTAGGATAACATCCATACAATAGCATTCCCGCAGTTTGGACAAAAATTCAAATATTCAAATTCTTCTACAATCCTTCCCACTTCACAAGAAGTTGAGTATTTCTTGTCTCCCATTTCCCTCCAATAACAATTGTTCCACGTGTTTTTCATTTCCTCAATTCGCACCTCAATTTCCTTTTTGATTTTATCCGCATCGCCCAGAAATGAATAGGGCGTTAATTCAATTTTCATAGTTTCCATTTTTATTTCTCTTCTAAATATCCTAATTGTTTTAACCTAATTGAAGCAACCGTGACGGTAACTTGAAACTTTTTTGCTATATAATCAACGATATCTATGTCATTATCAATAATATCCCCACCATGAATTTTGCCTATCTCTTTTCTAAGGAATTCTTCCGGCATCAAAAGAGCAAATGCAAATAAAGTGGCTTCTTTATCTTTTTCAGGTATTTCAATTTCCATCGTCCCACGCAACCTTCCGTAAATATGTTTCATATAAATCCATTAAAAGAATATTTTCCTTAATGTCAGCAGGTACATAATCCCGGTGGATCGGCACAGAAAAAATAAAGCTCGGATATGATTTTTTTTCAAAGAGAGATACCGCGACTGTTATTCCCGGTATCTCTCCACGCAAAAGAAAACCACCACTCGGCAGGTCTTCTTCTTTCTTCACATATTTTTTAAATTGGCTAAAAGTCAGCACGCTTCTCACGGCTTTATGTTCGTCGTATTCGTGATAATAAATTTCCATAGTTTTCTACCTCTCACTCAAAGATTATCCCGGCCGCCAGACCCAGGATTAACGCTACCAGGCTTATCCGTTTCCACAATGTCAAATTCTTTTCCAATTGTCTGCACCTGCTCTCTAATCTGCTCACCAATCCCTTGTATGCTGTTTGCCGTAACTCCAATATCTCCAGCGCTGTCCTCAATTCCGCTGATTCCGGTTTCAATTCGGAGAGCTGACTCTTCAATAAGCAAATTTCCGCGTCGGATTTCTGCTGCAGCGTTTTCTGCGCGGACAGCAGCGCCATCAAGGTCGCTGATTCTGTCATCGAGTTGCGTGAGTAGGTTTTTAAGTTGGTCAATTGATTCAGCAACTCCGTTTCCCGCCTGGTTAATTCCCAGGATAGGTTCTCTATTGTTTTCAATGCTATCCGGATTTTCTGAGATGGAGTCTCGGAATAAATAGACTGTGAGCAGAGCAATAATAACAATCCAGATAATAATAGACACGAGCCAATAACTCGGTTTATGTTTTTCATCCATTTTTTCCCCTTCCAACCTGGTTAATTCCCAGGATGGGTTCTCTGTTTTCTGCAACGCTGTCCTGATTATCTGATGTGAGGTTTGCGAATAGATAGACTGTGAGCAAAACGATAATAACAATCCAGATAATAATAGACACGAGCCAATAACTCGGTTTATGTTTTTCATCCATTTGGTTCCTCTTTATTTAATTATCCCTAAACCAGATCTGACCTTGCCGCCAGATTTAATCCCGTCAACAGTTTTAATATCACCTCCTGACGTAACATCACCACCGGCCTCGATCTCCTGGCCGGCCTCAATCGTGCCAATAGTAAAAATCTCCCCGCCGGCCGTAATATGCTCGCCGGACTCAATGGGACCGTTTGTTTGGATGTCACCTCCTGACTTAATCCATTCCCCTGCCTTAATGTTGCCAACAGATAGAATATCTCCACCGGCCTCAATCCAGTCATTGGCGATAATATTGATTCCGGAGTAAATACCCCCGCCCGATGTAATCGAGGCGCCAGATCCAATTCGGCCATAGGCTTGAATATCGCCACCAGACATAATGGGTCCGCTGGCCGTGACAAATCCAAGGCCCTTGATCCAGCCGCTGGCCTTAATTCTCCCATCAACAAAAATATCGACTTCTATTCCCAAATTTTCAGCTGTAATCAGGTCTCCTTCTAATCGGTAGTAATTTTCGCAGGGTACCAACCCTGGGTAATTTTTATCTATTGTCATCGTAAAAAACTCCTTTTCTTCATTACATTTTTGATCCTCTGTTCCAAATTTTACAAGTAAATAAAATGTAGTTAGCCCAATAATAACAGCAATAATAACAGACCAGACAATAATAGATACAAACCAACAATCAAATTCCTTTTTTTCGTTTGTTCCCATTCTAACTTTCATTTTTTAAATCCTTATAGTGGTAAACAAAAATGGAGCCTCTTGCCAGGATCTTTCCGTCGACTTTGATAAATTTGATAGCTCTAATCGATCCACCAGCCGTAATTGATCCCTTTGCGCGAATCCAGCCACTGGCTTCAATCTTGCATTTTGCTTTAATTTTCCCCCCGACCTCAATTATTCCATTAACAAAAAGCGGGATTTTAATTTTTAAATTCCCAGCCGTGATCAAATCACCGTTTAATTGGTAATTATCTCCATCGGGTACCAACCCTGGGTAATTTTTATCTATTGTCATCACAACACCTCCAATAAAAAAGCGGCTTAATAACCGGGTCGCGCCTGGTACCCGAAGGTCCAGCCCGGTTATTAAGCCGCTCAATTTAGCCAACTGTTTAAAACCGGCGCGATCGGTATATGTAATTTACAATGTTTTTTAATTCCAGTCAAGCTTTTTTTAATTGTTTTTAAAAATTATTTTCAATTTTTATTAAGCTTTTTTAACAATTCACTTTAACATGTATTCTTTTTTATACATTATCATCCGCCTAACTACGCATGAATTTTGACGGTATGGCTAATTGAAAGCTAATTGGATTTTATGTATCAGGATTAGCCCGGGTGTGAATTTGGGCAAAAATTCAGTTTTACCCAGACCGGACTAATTGGATTAGCCGTCAATTAGCTCTCAATTAGCCCTCAATTAGCCCTTAATTAGTTTGGTGATAGGCGGTAGACTGCGATGAATTTTAAAATAAATGCTGTTCCTATATATATATATCTAGAATATATATATATATATATATATAAGAAAAATCAAATCCTAATTGGAAAAAATAAATGCTCCCTTAATGTCCTGGAAATCCCTGAAAATCAAGGGGAAATGGGGATTAATGGAGATAATAATAGGATTTTGTTAGTATAGGGGGGGTGCGTTTTTTCAATTAGCCTGGTATTTGTGATAAAAAATATTTTATGTTTTTTTAAATTACTATATTATAATAAATTATATTGATAGATCGCCTATCACCAAACTAATTAAGGGCTAATTGATCCATAATTATAGGCTAATTTAAAATAATAAATGGGATAAATGTTTACAACATAAACAATTATTTTATCGTAAACATAATACAATAAATACAGCTGCAGCTAAAGTTTTTTTGCGAGGTATTGACTTGCAGTAACTATTGCGATATTATTAGTTTACGCAGGGTAAAGCAGGGGCTTGCTTACCGGTCTCATACGCCGGGTGGTGCGGGTTCGAATCCCGCCCCTGCAAGCGTATTTTGTTTTCATATGACCTCCTTTCTTTTCGGCCAGGCCCTTTACCAGGGCTTGGCTTTTTTTTGCTTGACGAATTATAGACATAATGTTATTATTCTCATTATGGCAAAAACTAAAAAAAAGGCGCAGCCAAAACCAGAAAGCCAACCAAAAACAAAAAGCCGGTCTAAAACTATAGGCCGGCCCAGAAAAGAGGTGTCGCGGAAAGAGGTTGATGATCTAATAGCGTATCAGGCAACGGAAACAGAAATTTGTGGGCATCTCGGGATTAACAAAGGCACGCTGTTGTCCAGGATTAGAGAGTGGACAAAAGATCCTGAAATTTGCTATTCGGCCTATTTTGGACAAAAAAGCGGGTCTGGGCGGATTAAATTGCGCAAGCTTGGCTTTAAACTTGCAGCTAACAACGCGGCAGTGTGTATTTTTTTACATAAGGTTTATTTGGGTTTGTCAGAAATATCAACGCTAAACATCAACAATCTAAATGAAGAATATAAAGACATCCCCACAGAGGATTTAAAGGCTGCCCTGGCCGCCATATCCTCAAAAAAAGATGACAGCTGAAGAAAAACGCCAACAAATATTAAACGAACTTGCCCGCCGGGAACGCGGAATGCGCATAGAGCTGGCCCGCCGGGAATTTTGGGAGTACTGCAAATTAACCAGCCCGGATTTTTACCTTGAAGAAAGAGCCTATTTAAAAAATTATTGTGACACGCTTCAAAAATTTTACGAACGAAAATTAAAAGCGCCAAACAAAACCATAGCCAAGCGATTGATGATCTCCATGCCACCCAGGCACGGGAAAACCAGGACATTGATAAAATTTACCTGCTGGGTGCTCGGCAGGAATTCAAAACACAAGACAATAGCCTCCGCGTACAACGACGGTCTGGCTTTTGATTTTTCGCAATTTACCAGGGATGAAATCAGGGAGGCAAAGGTCAGCCCGGAGCACGTTGTTTACTCAGACATATTCCCGCACATCCGGATCAAGCGGGGAAGCTCAGCTAAAAAGCAGTGGGCGGTGGAGGGAACACATTTTTCCTACCGGGGCGCAGGCGTTAACGGGACAATAACAGGCAAGGGTGGGAATTTACTCATTATTGACGACCCAGTCAAAGACGAAAAGGTGGCGTTTAACGAAAACGCGCTCGAATCGCTCTGGAAATGGTATACCGGTACCTGGCTGTCCAGGAAGGAATCAGGCGCCCTGGAAATTATCACGCACACCCCGTGGGCAAAAAAAGATATTTCCGGGCGGATACTCGACAGTGAATTAAAGGATAGTTGGTATCTGATATCAATGCCAGCCTGCCTCAATGAGGAAACCGGGGAAATGCTCTGCAGCAGTATCCTCTCTTTCGAGGAGTATAAAGACCTCGAAAAAAGCATGGACCCGTTTATCTTTGCTGCTAACTATAAAATGGTGCGATTGGACATAAAAGGCCTGATGTACCCAGAATTCAAAACCTATGCAGATCTGCCCAGGGACGAATCGGGACAACCGCTTTGTACGGAAAAATTATATGTAGCCGACACCGCCGGCCAGGGCGCTGATTTTTTTTGTGGGCTTTATGGGAATTCTTATAACGGGATGTTTTATGTTTTGGACGTGGATTACACCCAAGAGGATATAAATATAACCGAAGAGCTGACGGCGAAAAAATTGATAGGGCACAAGGCGCAGATTGCTTACATCGAAAATAACGGGGCCGGGCATTCGTTCGTTTATCACGTGGAGAAAATTTTGCAAGAGAAATATAATTGGTTTGGGACAAATTTTGTTGAATACTCACAGAGTGACAACAAAGAATCCAGGATTTTCGTCAACCGGATCGAAGTTATGAATAGAGTAGTTTTTCCTGCCGACTGGCGGCACCGGTGGCCGGATTTTTATAATTCGGTGACCACGCACAGCCGGGAGGGAAAGAATATCCACGATGACGCAGCCGACACGCTTACAGATGTTGCAATATATTTGACCGAATGCGGGGAGTTAAGTCAAAAAATAAATCATTCAGTAATATAATTTTTAAAAAAATGTATAAAAAACTTGACATATTAAAACAGATTAGATATAATTCTGGCGTGGGATTTTTTAAAAAATTATTTAGTAAAAAAATACAAGCCCTTGAGGGGCAGCGCGAATCAATAGACCCGCTTTCCCCTCCCCGCAGGACGTCGCAAACAACAGTCAGGAAAAATAATTTTGTTGATTACAAATCTCAAATTGACCAGATTAACGCGATGTATTCGGGCCGGTCTGATTATGGCGCCAGTTTGACAAGATCTGTGATAGATATCCGCACAGCGTTTATCGCAGGTGAGGGCATATCATTCGCCGGGGTTGACAAGGCGACCGCAAAATGGATTAGCGAGTTTTTGGAGTACAACAAATTAAAGGGCAGCCGGTTGATTGACGCTGTCAAGCTATGCGAAAAGGAAGGGAAATGCCTTTTTGTCATCAAAAAAACAGGCGCGACCCTGGAAGAACAAAAAATCAAATGCAAAATTGTCAAATATTCGAAAATTGAATATACCGTTGAGGCCGACGGATTCGGGGATTACCAAAAAGTGTCATGGGAAGATTCGGCCGGGGTAAAACAAAGCATAAAACCAGAGGATTTTAATTATATTCATTATGATGATTATGAAGACGATGTAAATGAATCCTCTCCGCCGGTTGCCAATGTAATACAAAATATAGTTAATTACGACCGGTCTTTTTACGACCTGAGAGAAAACAACCATCTTTATGGCCGGAATACTCCGGTAATGAAAGCCAAAGACAGCCAGTCAGCGCAACGGATGATTAATTGGATTAATAAAACAGACTGGAAAATAGGTCAGGCGCTGGTCACTGACGGGGATGCGAAATATTTGACCCCGGGAACTGATGCGCTGGAATCTCTACGGGGAGAGATGAGCCTTAATATAAAAATAATAACGTCTACTATGGGCGTACCGGTTCACTGGGCCGGGTGGACCGACCTGATGAGCAACCGGGCAACGGCAGAAACCCTGTCAGAGCTGATCGAGACAATGACAAAAGAAATCAGACTCAAATGGACGGAAACGTTCACCGACCTGATAAAAAAAGCGGCCGCGAAAAGTATGGTGTATGGCGGAAGTTATAAAAACACAGATGATCTTGAAGTCACGCTGCCCAAAATCAGCGCGGATAAAATAATTCAGTTAATGGAATCTTTTTTTGTGTTGTCAGAATCGGGATACATAGCAAAGGAAAGTTTTCTTAACATGATCCCTGGCATAGACCTGGAAAAAAATAAAAAATTACTCGATAAGCAAAAAAAAGAAGAGGCCAAAAATAAACCAAAAGTGATCGCAGATTTTGAAGATGCCGTCAACGGAATGTCAGACGAAGAAAACCAAGAAGAGGATGAAAATGAGGACAGGTAAAAACATAGCGGGATTAGTTGACATGATAAAATATATTTCAGCTTTTGGCGATACGTCTAAAATGTTAATCGCTGAGATTGGCGTTTTTATGGGCGCGGCTACTGTAATCTTTGCAAAACATTTTAAAACTGTTTTTGCTGTGGATCCCTGGGATCGGGATCACATGAATGTAGCGAATTCCGATCCCGATACGGTTTATTCTACTTTCGTGCACAAGACTTACAACATGAGAAACATTAAATGCGTCCGCCTAACGTCTGAAAAAGCAGCGCTCAAAGTACCGAATGTTATAGACGTTGTTTATATTGATGCTAACCACGACTACGAGCATGTCAAACAGGATATAAAATTATGGCTGCCGAAAATTGTCCAGGGCGGGTTTATTTGCGGGCATGATTATTATACAAAATTTCCTGGCGTTATTCAGGCAGTAAACGAAAGATTTGGCAAGCCGGATAAAGTTTTCCGGGATACTTCCTGGATCGTGAGGATTAAATAATGAAAAGAAGAGCACGGTGCCTAAACACATTAAATAAAATAATGAGTGACGGCCTTTTCATTTTTTGTGACAACTGCACAAAAAAAGAATTTGCGGCCACCACTGAAATAATTTTAAAACAATTTGGGAGTGACCCGGATCACGTGCAAGATATTATAAACAAACAATTTCAGGAAAAAAACTTGCCGTTTGTTTGCGAATGTTCTAGGCATACCGCCGGGATCGTGAGGGTTGGATTGTGAGGACTAAATAATGACTAGATGCAGATTTTGCGGGAGAGAACATAATAACGTAAATATAAACGAATGCCATGAAGCGGGCTGCAATGAAAATCCGGAAAACAGAAATCTATCCGGATACAAAAAATATAAAAAAGTGCAGGAATGCAGATTTGGCCCGAACAGGTGGGCTGGCGAATCCGGAACTAACAGAAAGCGATCGCTTATTAAATACGCTGGCAGCGTCATAGATTTTAAGACTATCAAGAAATGTCTTATTATCGGTGCATCAAATACCGAGGAAAAAGAAATGCTGATAGAGCGCGGTGTCGAGGATGCCATTGCAATTGATATCTGCATTAATTGCGAGGGTATAATCAAAATGGACATGCACAGTCTGAAATTCCCAGACAATTCTTTTGACATGGTTTTCGCATCGCATAGTCTGGAACATGCGTTCAATTTTCTAAAAGTTGTATCAGAGATAGGCCGGGTCCTTAATCAGCGCGGATACATAGTGGTTGAGGTGCCAGTCAATTACATAACCAACGATGTTGATAGGTATGATTTTCGGGATAAACGTATGTTATATGATGTCTTTAAAGGCACGATAAAAAAGAAGATCATAACTATTCTTGCGGAAAGAACTTTATCCGTAGGTGCAGCCGGGAATTTTTGTTCAACCGATATCGCACAGGTTGTGCTTTTTATAGAGGGTGATAATGTCTAACATTATACAGAGCTACATCAGGATAATTGCAGTGATGCAGGCGTTTTCCAGCCAGGAAATAATCGAAATGATTGATCCGGCTGATATGCAAAAAATAAAAGCCGGGGATCCTCACCCATTTTTTAAGGCATGGGTTTTGGCGCACGAGGGTGAGAGTAGCCCTCGATTTGCCGGGGACAGCAACCAGGTTAAGATAACCTGGCCGCGTTCGGCGATTCAGTCGATGCAAAACTTTATTAAAAAGGGGATAAAGTTTTTTACCGGTCATAATCGCGATAACTCAACCGAGGGCCGGCCCTCGGTTGGCGAAATAGTGGCATCCAAAGAAATGGAAATAGACGGTAGGCTATCAAGTGTGGTAGTCGGATATTTTCCCCCGGAATCCGCGGGCGAGGCGAAAAAAATGGATGTCTGTAGTTTTGAAGCGGTGTGGGATTTAATCAAAACAGGGGCCGGGGTGGTCGCGGATAAATTACGGGAATTGACAGGGGTCGCCCTGGGTAATAGCGCGAAAGATAAACCAGCGTTTGACGGTGCCAGAGAACTGGCATCGGTGCAGGCGTTTGAGGATAATAAAGATAAAACAGAAGGAGAAAACAAAATGTCAGAGATAACTTTTCACGATGTTGAAAGCTACGTGAAAAAAAATAGGGTTTTCCCCTCACAGTTGTTTGACTGGGGACAGATAACAGCTGATAGGTTTTTCATTCCAGAAATTAAAGCCTTTGAGGAAAAAATCAAAACAGCTGAAGACGCCTTGGATGGCGTGACGAAAGAAAAAGAAAAACTACTTACCGAAAAAAAAGCGGCGGATGATCTTCTTTTAAGGACAACAGCAAAAAGCAGGATTGAGGGAATAATCAAAGACAAGCCGGAAAAATTACGGAAAGTGATTTTGAAAAAAGTTGAAAAATGGGAAGATTTTTCAGACGATGCTGTCAAGGCCAGTATTGCAGCCGTTGAAGAGGATTACAATGACCTTATCGCTGCTGTGCCAGACGGTACCACCGTACCGGACTCGACGAAAAGCAAAACCGAAAATCAGGCTGCGGAAAAAACAGCGGCGGGGAATCCGGCGTTAAATTTTGACGCAACGTAAAGGAGAAAATTATGGCGGAAGAAAAAATCGTAAATGTTAAAAAAGAGAATGAGGCGGAAGAAAAGATCGCCGCGCTCGAACGGAGAATCACGGAGCTTGAAGAGAAAGCATCAAAACAAACAACGGGGGCTGGGTTTAAGCGCACTAATTGCGAACTGCAGACCTCCGGAATGGATATATAAATGGCAATTTATTTGAGAGATTACGGCGGGCAAGTCGATGAAATCAGAGTCGACGATATCGCCGCCGACATAACAGCTGGTACGGTCGCTGTCGTGCAGGATTGTATTGTGTTTTATCCGTATGCGGTAGACGTTAGCGTAAAAGATTATGCTATCGCGGTTAAAAAATGTTTGCAGGCAGAGGCGGATAAAAAAACAGGCACCGGCGAAGAGATCGCAGCCGGGGACAGGGTATACGGGGACCCGGCAGATAGCTACAAGGTGTCAGCCACTAAAGGGTCCGGATATCAATATCTAGGGATAGCAAAACTAGCGGCCACAGCGTCGGGTACAAGCGTCATGATCGCATACGACGGCACGCTGCACGATGTGCTTTAAAGGGAGGGATAAATAAATGAAAGAGATTATCAATTGGGAAAAACTTAATGAAATGATTAACCGGGCTGTTCGTTTGCGCAAGCCGGAAAAAAAAGACCTGGCCAATATTTCTGCAGCGATACAGGCGTTTTGGACTGAGCCGCAAATTATCGCGGGAAAAGTACAGGCGTTTACATTTTCGCCAAGCATCCCGACAAACGCCCTGCCAAACTGGAATACATTTTTGCGCGAGATCAATTATGATGAATTCTGGAAACTGGCGTTTGAACAGGTGCCGCTTGCTGACGGCAGAGACAGCTGGGAAATCGTCGACCTCTACGATGCCTTCTCATTCAAAAAAATGGCTGAAGGCGAGCGGCTGGCAGTGTATGGGATGTCGGGTACAAAATCGACAGTATATACCGCCAAATATGGCGGCGCCATCGGGTGGAATGATGAAGTATTCCGTTTCCGCAAACTCGCCGAGATGTCAAGCATGGCAAAGCTGTTCAGAGCCAGACATTACCGGCAGAAGGCCGATACATATTACAATCTGATTTATCAGGGTGCAGTTGCCGGCGGGACAACCACCTACCAGGGCGCGGCCACAGATACTCAGCTGAACCGGGATCTGGAAACCGTTAACGCTGCGGCTTATACTATCGGAAATCGCATCAAGGAGCTGGGCTACACTATGGGTCGTTATGTCCTGTACCTGCCTGAGAATATGCGAACAAGAGGACAGCGAATGCGACGCGCTACGGATGCCATAATTCCATCCGGAAGCTCAAACGGCGCTTTAGTTCAAGACCTCGCGTACAATGTTGACATTGCCTTCACTTGGTCGACGTATATTCCGAATTCTAAAGGTGTGCTGTGCATACCTGGAAACAAGGCGCAGTGGGCGCAGATTGACTCACCTTTCGTTTTGTCAGATAGCGATATTTTAAACTTGACATATGTACAAGCGTTATGGGATTACCACGGCGGAGCTATCGGGGATTCCCGGCAGTTTCAGCTCGTTAATTTTTCATAGAGTATTTTTTCATTCTCCTTATTTTACCAGCCCCGGACAACCGGGGCAATTTTAAAAGGTAGGCTTAAATGGCGTTGACAGTAGGCACTAACAGTTGGGTGACGGTTGCGGAAAGCAATCTTTATCTTGCCGACAAATACGGCGCCAGTGAATGGGCGGCATTAACAACGCCCGTAAAAGAGCAGTTGCTCATAACTGCCTTTTATGCCATCTACTCAGATCCGGATTATACAATATCTTTGTCGGCAACCGCAATCCTATTAAAATCCGCGCAAATTGAGACAGCCTGGTATTTGTACGAAAATAACGACGATATCAAAAAAAGAACTGCCCTGCAAAGCATGGGAGTAATTGAATTCCAGATAGGCGGATTCAAAGAAAAATATGCCAAGGCAGACCGTATACCGCAAATCGCAAAAAATATGCTTGAGGGGTTTGTTGCGGATGCCGGGATCGCCCTGTTTGAGAGGGAACTCGATTGACAGCAAGAGAACGGCTCCAAAAAGAAAAAACAAATCTATCAACTAGGATGCGGGCAATTGACAGGCTGATCAATCGAGCGAAAGGCGAGGCGGCTGCTACGTCTGACACGTCGCAGCAGTACTGGTCTGCGCTAAACAAAAAAGTTGATGGACTTTATAACGAAATGAATTCCGTGTTTGAGAAATATACCGGGTACGCGATCCCGTTATCATACAGGGCCAAGGCAATAGAAGAAATAGAAAGGATAAGGGAGCTTAAAACAATAGCAAAAAAAACAAGAAGCATAGCGGTAAACCTTAACTCTCCTTTTCACAAAAACACAATTTCCGCCCTGGTAGACGACACGGCAGCTATTTTTTATAACGCGAACCGGGCCGGAAAACAAATGGTTGCCAGCCTGCTGCGGCAAACACAGCAGCAACTTATCCGCGAGGTCAGGATCAACAAAGCGATAGCTAGAGGCCTTGCAGAGGGCGGGACTATCCGGACCGTGAAAAATTCTATTCTGGATGAGCTGCGAAAAGAGCTGAAAGGCGAGACCACCATTCAGGCCGGGGCAAGAAGGTTTAAGGCAAAATATTATGCTGAGCTTGTGGCCAGAACGAAAACCAGGGATGCGCAGTCTCAGGGAGTAATCAACACTGCGACCGAATATGGAACCGACCTGGTTGAAGTTGATTCGCATAACACGACAGTGGCTATCTGCCTGCCATTCGAAGGAAAAGTTTTTTCAATTTCTGGCCGCGATCCTGATTTCCCAGTGTTGACGGACGTGCCGCCGTTTCACCCCAATTGTCTACATAATATAACAATTATTTTCAAAGAAGTTTTGGAGCGGCGCGGTATTGAAAAATATATTGATTTTGCAAACGACAAAACGGAAATACACCCAACACGGACGGCACATATACCAATTAGCAAAAGGGGAGTTTCTTAGTGTTAATGACGTGTAGATTAAAAGATGAACGCCAGGAGAAAAGCAAAAAAATGAAAGATGACACATTCCAAACGCTAATGTCAGTAGGCGGAGTCCTTGGCCAGCCGCTGCAGCTCGGGGATTACAGCAAGGTAAAAAATAAATGGTTTGGCGAGCCTGCCTACGTGGTAGGCGGAGGTCCGACGCTGGCCACATTCGTGGAAAAATTCGGGTGGGATTATTTCCGCGGAAAACATACAATCGGGATTAATCACATAATCGAGGATTTTGACGGGTTTGAATGGTTTTTTTTCCTGGACAAAAGATTTTTGGAAAAAACAACCTACGACATGTCAAAATATAAGGGTCTGATAATCGCACAGCATACAACCGGGCTGACACCAAACGAAAAAACAGTTGTCTACCGGTGCCGGACAGATTATCCAGCAGACAGAATTGAGGACGGGCTGTATTCATCTAATCTATCCGGATTGGCGGCCCTCAACCTGGCAATCATCGCTGGGGCAAACCCTATTTACATGGTCGGGCATGGCATGGGAGAGAGCAGCCCGGACGCCTATCATCACAAGCCCGGGTATACGGGAGAGGTAAAAAATTACGAAAAATTTAAAAAGTTTCAACGGGTGGGAATTTATTTCAATAATTTTTCGGAGTGGAAACATAAAATATTTTCAATCTCAAATTTTGACGAATACCCAACCATAAAAAATATCCCGGTTGATGAATTTAAAGAGCAGGTATCAATAAAAGTTGAACCCAGGCTACCAAGAATTTTACATTTATCATTTTGTGGAGACCTTGCCAGGCACGCGGAAACCACTATACAGCAAGTAAGCTGTGGGCATGGAATTCATAAAATTATGCCGTTTGGCCGGGAGAGTGAATGGGATGCGGACGCCTATGTTTTAAATCATTTTTTGAGCACAGACAGGCTCGTCAATAATTTTGCTCAAAAAAATAAAGCAGCCGCGATTGTCCACACTCGCAACTGCACCCCTGTTGGCGATTTTAAAAAAGTGGTTGCCATGTCGGATGTATACGCGAAAATTCTTGAAGAGAATGGATGCCTGAGTGAAAAAATTGTTACCATTCCTTCCTGCATATCGCCTGAAAAATATTTAATTGATCCGGATTATGATAAAAAAGTTTTTGGAAGAATAACCAGGTGGTCAACCGGGAAAATTCCAGATTGGTGGAATGATACAGTAAAAGAAATACTTAACGCTGTTCCACAAAGCAGCTGCTTAATGTATGTCCAAAAAGTCGGGAGCGGACGTGATTTGCTATCAGATCCCAGGATGGTTTATGATGAGACGGTATATATTTTCGAAAATAAAAATTTGTATTTGTCAAGAATGTCCGTTTATTGTCATGCGAATGGATTTTTTAAGGAAATTTCTCCGCACGCCATCCTCGAGGCTATGGCTTCCGGGCTGCCGGTAATTTACCTGCACGAGGACTCAATCGCCGAAATGGTAGGGGATGCCGGGATTGATTGTCTGGACAAAGACAGCCTGCAAAAAGCAGTTATTGAGATGTTATGCGATAAAGAAAAACGGGTTGAATACGGCAGGAAATCCAGAGAACGGGTTAAGCTGTACTCAAAAAAAATTATGCTTGAAAAATACGACCGGTTAATAAAGGAATTGACGGAATGAGCAGAATCGCGACTTTTATTCTGGCCAGGGCCGGGAGTAGGAGAATTCCTAAAAAAAATATTGTAGATTTCCACGGCAAACCGCTTATAATGTGGACGGTAGAAACCGCGATTGCAATGGGATTCCCGGTTTACGTGTTTACCGACATGCCGGAAATAAAGGAGCTGCTGGAAGACAGGCCGGTCAGCGTGATGCCAAAACTTTTCGAAAATGAAAGCGGGATACATGAAACCGGAAAAGAGCTGGCCGCCTATAACGAACAGGTGAAAGCCGATCATATAATTTTGTTGCAGCCGACCTCACCGCTGCGAAATGTATTAAA